CTTGGATATCTACAATCGAGGGCACCACGAAGTTGCGCAGCCTTTTGACAGTGATACTGGTGAGCTGTTCAGTGATGTAGCACACGCCTTGGCCTGGGCCACACGCCATTTCCCCGACTACTTTACTCCTTGATCACATGGTGCCGGTATCACTGATACCGTTGGCAGCAAACGCCCAGGCGCGTTCTTGACATTGCCAGCATGCACGACATCTAATTTTGGTGCTGGTAGCGCAGGTTTGGGTCATATTGGCGACCTCACCGAAGCCTATATAATAGGCCAATTCAACTATGTCTTTTTTAGTGAAATCAAAAAATGGTTGCACAAACTGTTCCACTGGACTTCTAGGATTATCCGGGCCACCTGGTAAATGCGGTGGATTGGCATTGTCGCCAAATAGCAAATAGTCACACGCATGTTGGGCTTCTTTTAGCCCACTTAACACCTGTTGACTGTGATGCAGGTCTGGATTGCCTACCAGTGTAATACTGAGATCGGAGTTAAATTTTTGATTCATCCACTCCATTACCATGGTGTTGTGCGTGATACAGTCATCACGTCGTGGTACCATGAATATTCTGAGTTTCTTTTCTAGTGCTTGTTCCTGTATCAACAGCAGGCAAAAGTACAGCAAGGTGGTGCTGTCAAACCCACCACTGGCAAATACTCCAACTGACTTATCACCTGATAAAATTGGTAACAGTTGTTGCCTTACTTGATCGTAAATCATACAACTGGTGTTGTTTGTGCCTGTATGGCAATCTCTATTTTGTTAACTACTTCGGGTAGACACAGTGTTCGCCATACTCCGGGATGCAATGGTTTGGGATATTGATCCAGTGGTGCCCAGGCATATCCGAGATGTTCCTCATTGAGCTCGGGCACAAACTCTCGCTCTACAGTAATCAGGAAAGTTGAGTAAGTGAAATTTTCATTGGTACTGGTAAATGTTTCTATAGGTACCAACTTGTATCCCTGTATGGTACCGCCCAGTTCTTCCTCGATCTCCCTCAGCAAGGCAGTACTGGCCAACTCACCTTCTTCAATTTTACCACCAGGCAAGCCCCAGGTGTTGGCATATCGGCTGCCGGCACGTAGTAAAAACAAATAGCGATTGGTTTTGGTGCAATAAATCAGCGCACCGGTACCTTGTATCACAGCACCAATCTCCAATCAGAAGCAAAGTATACACCTTCTACGCTCTTGGTCCATGCACCTGCTTCCCATTTGTATTGCGAGCCAGTGGTCAAATTGGTTACATATTCTGCTGAAGTTGCTGCTGCTGACGCAAAAACCACAGCCCAGTAATTTCCATTGAATTCTATAATGTCGTTGGCCGCAGCAACCAACGTTGGATGTCCTACATAGTTCCATGCCGGAGCAGATTCGGTATCATCTGCGTTACCAACAGCATGCAGCAGTAGGTATCTAGTACCAACTTTGGGATTTGTTAAATGTGTATCTACATTTACATTTTGTGGATTTATGATTGCATCTATAGCATCTAAGGTATTGGCTGGTAACGTATCCCCAAACGGCGTGTACAGCAGTAGACTGTCGTCGGTGGGATGTAGAGCAATCACTCCCACCACTTCTGAACCATTTGCCTGTAGTAATCTAATCTGGCTGGTACCGTTGGTGATAGTTCCGTATTCTTGTAGTAATGCAGCCCACTGATGTCGCATACGCAAATTGACATCATGGGACAATGTTACATCGGTTGCAGTGATGTCATTCTCCCGGGCCAGTTTCAAGGTATTTCCGTGGTACACCACACTGTAATTTGAGAATGTAATCACCTTTTGGGTCAACAAATCCATGGCGCTTGCTCCGCGAACCCCGGTCCAATTTGCTGTGGCACCACCGGGATCATTCAGTCCGTTGTTGCTCAAACTGCCAATTGACAATTCAGTCAACTGTCCTTGGGTATCAAATATAGAATTTACAATAGCCTGTATAACACCCAGTTTCTTGACCTTGGCTGGCGGACTGATCCAAATTGGTAATTCAAAAGTCAATGAAGCAATATCAATAGTATCTTCAGTTCCAGCTGGTACACTGCGATTACTCCAATCAATTCCGGTCAACAGCACATAACTCAAGCTGGTCCAATCAATGTAGTTGTCAGTGCTTTGTATTTCAAACGCAGGATTGAACAGTACCATGATCTGTTCTAACAGCATCAGCTTCTGTTCAGTATTACTGGTCCAAACGTCCACTTTGAGTGTTAGTCGATACGGCACCGGCATCAGGCGTTCCACAGTAAATGTATCTCCCTGTTTGCCGTTTGGTGCTCCTGTTACCGGATCAACACCTTGAGTACGCACATTTATTGTACTTACAAAATTGGGCTCTTGTGTGCGCTTCTGATCGTAGTTCAGCGCACTGATATGCACAGCCATAGCCGGCACACTTTTGATAGCATTTTCACTATTGCTTCTCAGTATCTGGCTGGCCTGTCGACTGGCATCTCCGTAAAACACAGGAACAGTCTGTAGTACCTGTTCGCCGTTAGGCCCAGACCCCAACTCAACTTGGAAGTTGCTGAGTATGCGAATAAATTGCTGTAGGAATCGACGTATTTGTCGATCGTAAAAAAACGATGTTCTGTAGCTGCTCATTAATTATCTGCCTTGGGTCTCAAGGCCTGACTCAGGCCTTGACTTTCTTTCTGAACTCGTCCTCTAGAGTCAATAAAGGTATTGGTATTGTTAGTAAAACCACTCTTGAGGGTATGATTGTTGGGTGCACCGGGTGTCAAATTGGTGCGCACAGCATCTTCGACCTTGACCCAACGACGTCCATCATATCTAAATAATCTGTTTGGTGCATAATCAACACGTAGACAAAAATCGCCAGACTGTGGTTCAATTGGGAAGCTGATTCCGGTACTGACTGGTAGACTGTTGGGTGGTAGTCCGTCACCAGTCAGATATCCTGACACCTTTTTATCGGGAGTAACTATGGCTTTATCGGCAGTAACAGAACCATCTACGGTCTGTTCATTGTCAGCAGTCAAGCCCACAGGATCAGCAAGAGTTTGTCTAGTAGTTTTAGTATCGCCAACAAGTGAAGTGGTGGTGGTCACTGCCGCAGTATATATGTTGGCAGTGCTATAACCGCTGAAAGGTAGATCAATTTCGGCCTGCTCAATGATTGCTTGATTGATGTCGCTGTACTTATTATAGGTGCTTATCAAGCTGCCCAAGGTACCAACAGGAACTTCGTCGCCAGCAGCATTGGTTGTGGTTTGCATTTGATTTATGATATCTTTATATTCTTGACTATCCACTAAGGGATTGATTTTGCAGCGCCATAGATGTGGCCACCAAGTTGGGCTGTAGCCTTCACTTGATTTGCTAGCGTCACCCACAATGAAAAAGCGTTTCAATGCCACTGGGATATCAGTCAGTGCTTCAAAATCTTTAAGGTGCAGCACTTCAATTACGTCGCCACTGATGATCCTGCGTCCCAGTGTAGCCACCATATCATTGATATGAAAGGTCATGAACAAGGTTCCGGTTTGTAGAAATAAACCAAATTGTTCCAAGCTGAAATCACTGTCAGTGACTTGATACATACCGCGCATGCTGTAGACGCTGGTGTCGTACTTGCGATCTCTGTTTTCCAAGAACAAGAGATCTTGTATATTCTTTTCACTTTGATTTCCATAATGCGGGATTTCGGCATTGTCCACATTTGGATTGTCTTTGGTGCCTAGGTATTTGTGTATAAGGACTCCGGTACCGCCAATCGTAAACATCTCGCTGATGCGCTTATCAAAATATTTGAAATCATTTGAGTGATTATCGCGCCAAAGGCTTAAACGTGGCATAAAAATGGATCCTTATTTGATATTTAGCCCGGTTGACACAGCCTGCAATATCATATATAATACACTATGGACACAGAACTTGAACAGCGACTTCGAACTGTAACCAGTTCAATTTCGGTCCTTAAAGACCCTAAAGCACGTCGGGAATTAACGACCATGCTCAATACCGTGTTGAGAGCCTACACTGAGGTCAGTCGCGAAGCAGTGGAATGTCGGCGCTTGCACAAACCAACTGCTCGTTATATAGAACTGACTACCAAGTGCGAAGAATTATTAGCAGAATTAGAACAATACGCCACATTTGGGCTGTTGATCTATGGTTGACAAACGGGCAGAAATAGCGTATAATAACAGAGTTCCACTACATTAGGAGTAAATGCATGGCAACAGTAGCTGGTATTAAGATTGCAAACAAAGTCAAAAAGACACGCAATCCTATATTTTTTGATGAAAAGTACACTGGTCCTGAACCAGCCTGGGACACAGAACGTGCCCGAGACATGACAGATGAGGATTTTGATCATCACCTGCGCCGCAGCTTCTACTACTACAACTATTACTACAATCAAAAAGAGACCAAAAAGTATGTG